ACTATGAACAGTATTGGTATTGGCGCTGGATGCTCAAATGAAAAAAGTTTTTTTCCAAAAGTAGATTTTAGCCAATACCGTAATACCTTTCGTGATTCTCTATGTGTAGTAAGGGATACCGGGTATTGGCAAGTATTGGCAGTGTGATAAAAATGACGATAAAATGATGATTTTGAGGTCAAAATGAGTGAAAAAGATATATATAACAATAAGTTAGCACGGTTGGAAGAAAAGGTCGTCCGTAATACCATTGCCAATACCAGAGATATGGCGTTGAAATACCCACGCGGTGAGGATGGATTGACTGAAAAACAAAGGATTTTCGTTGAAATATACACTGCCAATGAGGGTAGAATGACGCCAACTGAATGCGCCAGACAGTCTGGATACAAAAGGGAGCGTGCCGCAACTACAGCATCAGAGCTGTTGAGCGTAAAGAAATACCCAAGGGTTGTTGCCGCTGTGCAGAAGAAGAGAAGTGAATTAGCTGAAACCCACAGGGTTGAAATGAACAAGCACATTCAGGAACTGGCTAGACTGAGGGACAAGGCACTCGGTGACAAATCACACAGTGCCGCAATTAACGCCGAAAGACTCAGGGGCCAAGCTGCGGGATTGTATGTTGAAAGAAAAGAAATTAGAACAGGATCAATTGATGACATGTCAAGGGAAGACGTTCTTAGACAACTGAAGGAGTTAGGATTAACAGGTGAATTTAAAAAAGAGAATAATAAAACTGTCCTATCGGTCGAAAAAAAATCCGGTAGCGAAGGAATTAAGGACATCACGCCAGTACAAACAGAGAGTAGTTAGGGACAGAACCAAGTATGACCGTAAAAACGGAAACCAACTTTTACAAGAATTTAAAGAAATGTTTGGAAAGTGGGGGTAAGAAATACATAATAACCAGGATTGAGTCATACGTTACGCCAGGATTCCCTGATTGCCTAATATATCACAATGATGTGGGATTTTTTACACTTGAATTGAAAGTGGTAAGGCGTAACAAAAAGGGTATTGGAAAGGTATTGATTTCACCGTTGCAAATCGCCTGGAATACCATTCACATGATTCATGGCGCACCAGTATTTATCTTAATACATGATCCCGGTCGGGGGATCACGAAACTTTTCCCAAGCTCCAAACTCCTTGAACTCCGCGATAATGACTACGATTCAGTGGACGGTGGCCTGTGGACCGGGGCCCTGGGAAGAGAATTCGCTGCGGAACTCCCGAAACTCCTGAAACTCCCGTAAAACAGCCAATTTTTGGTGGACATCTGACGCCTGTCTTCCGCGCACCGGGCGCGCCGGGCGTTCCTCCCTGACAAAACTCCTAGGATTTCCGCCACTTTTCATCTGGCAGCTCCTGTGCATCCAGGAGCTGGGACCTGGGCGTCTTCCCAGTCCTGAATTTATTCCAAATGAGTTCTTGCATTGTGGATAAGAATGTGGTATAATACATATATAAATAGAAAGTAGGTTATTATGGTAGTAGACCAATCGATTACTGAAGCACTCAATAGGATTGCTGAAAACCAAGAAGAAATGAATTCAATATTAACTAGAATTGCGAATCATTATGACGGGGTTGTTCCCGTGATGACGAGAAACGCAAAGCGTGTTGAAAGGGCACAACAAGAAGCAGAGGACAGCTTTGGTGAAAAGGTAAGAAGTATCTTCAAGCCACAAACCAACTAAAACTCCCAAACTCCGCCATAGCCACCAATTTTGAGTTGGTGGCTAGGAGTGTGTTGTCCAGCGCCCGGCGCGCGATCCCGTTAAACTCCCAAACTCCAACATAGAAACGGGAGATTTCCGGGGTTTTATTTTTGGTGAGCTGGGACTACCGGGGCGCCCGGGATTTCCTGACGGAGATGAATGGCGGAAATCAGCCATTTATTTTCCTGAATTTCCTGTGGACAGATCCAGGAAGTCCTGTTATTATTGAATAACCTGGAATTGCAGGTAGAAAGAGAAGGTTATAATGGATTGAATTACATTGCTTATACCCGTAAAATTGGCTGTTTTAGGCCTTATTATATGGGTTGTTGTTAAACACGGAGTTTGAAGCTCCTGAAGAGTCTCAAGCTCCAAAGCTCCCGGGAGGTCCACCAGTCCGCTGCGGCGACGCATCCGCAGCTGGCTGGAACCGGGCGCCGGGCGTTTAAGATTTCCTCCCTCCCGAACTGGACAGTTATCCACAAGATTGTTCAAATCATCATTGATTTCGATCTGGATTGATGGTATTATGTTATTAGAAATAGAGTACTTCCTCCGAACGATTCTTCCTCTGTTTCTCATTTTGCGGAACAGTTAGGAAACTGACCAGAAGCGTGGTCTTCACCACAATTCGAGCATAAGAATTTGGGTGCTTTAGATAAGAATATTCCACCCAATAGAGAGGCATGGTAGTCATATCTGTAAGTCCTCTCGATACTCCCAAGCTCCCCAATACTCCCCAAATAAAAGATCAATGATGATAATTGTCCACCTGTCGCCCGGGGCGCACGGGACGCAGCTGACGGTAATCAAGCTCCGATGAAAACTCCTCGTTTTCCAACCACTTTGAATGGATGATGTATGTCCCCGGGCATCCTGCAGCGTCAGGAGATGAGTGGATAACTTATGGAAGTGCCTTAATATTACCTTTATTGTTTCATTGAAATTAGGTAAATAATGCTTATATTATAACTATAAATAGAAAGGAACACATGACTAAATCAGAATTTAAGAACATAGTGAAGAATGGTTTCTTCACTTGCAAGTGGATTAAGAACAATGGCGAAGTTGGCAATATCACAAGAGGTATTGTTGGACAGAATGGCTACAGATTTACCAAAAGTGGAGAAGTTAGGGAACACCCAAATTATCTATTGGTATTCTGTGTTGACAACAGTTCTCAAGGAAATCATGGTTGGGCAAGTGTAAACCCAAACACAATATTTGAGATTAACAGTGTGAGTTATCCACAATGAATTTAATTACTTTCATAATAGCCGTATCTTTGATGTGGCTATTCGTGTATTATAGTGCCATTAATTTATAACAAAGGAGAAGCAGAAATGACAAACGAAGTCACTACTACCAAACAAACCTCAGTAACAAATGTGGACATTAGTCCAGTTATTAAAGAGGTGATTGAATACACCAAAGATCAAGCAGTCATTAATGACATTAAGACTGTCTTGGCTTCCGTTCCCAAATCTAGCAGTATGGATTGGAAGCTAGTAAGTGGTGTAATAATGAACTCACTTGTTGAGTGGGTTGTTGAAAACAAAGACAATGACGAAGTTAGGTCATTGGATTTGATTACACATTTACAAAGAGATGTTGGCTACTTACTAGAAAGGTTGGGTTTAGCTTCATAGTTCCTTTGTTGCTAATGATAGAAGGGCGATACTAGATATCGCCCTTTTTTTATGCCCAGGATACTAACTGTCGTGGTACTAGATGTAGTGGCGCGGCGTATTGTCGCAGGCGGCGCCCGGGAACTCTCCGACCCCCAACCCCCCCTTTTACGAAAAGCATGCTTTAGAATTTTGCGGACAAGGTTTGAGAGTGACAATGACGTCAAAAAACGTTATATAGGGTGGTAGGGGTAAAAAATTTTTAAAAAATGAAAAATATTTCTGATTTAGAGAAGCTTGACACCAGAACTTTGAAGTATATCCTTAAAAATGCTCTCCTTGACAAGCAGGAAAAGACCCAAAATGACTTTTTGAGCTTCGTGAAGGCCGTTTGGCCCGATTTTGTTGAGGGAAAGCACCATAGAATATACGCGGAGAAGCTAAATCGCATAGCAAAGGGCGAATTGAAGCGATTAATCGTCAATATGCCCCCAAGACACACAAAATCGGAGTTTGCGTCACACCTTTTTCCGGCTTTTTTCATGGGAAGGCACCCAAAAGCCAAATTAATACAAACCACGCATACAGGGGAATTGGCAATTCGATTTGGACGCAAGGCCAAGAACATGATAGAATCAACGGAGTATGAAAGAATTTTTCCTGATGTCCGTCTTGCGGCGGACTCTAAGGCGGCTGGTAGATGGGAGTCTAATCATGGCGGCGAGTATTTTGCTGCTGGCGTTGGCGGCGCTATTACTGGTCGTGGTGCCGATTTGCTGGTTATTGATGATCCTCACTCAGAACAGGATGCTTTGTCTCCTGCTGTTTTGGAGTCTCATTATGAGTGGTATACTTCTGGTCCTCGTCAGCGTCTTCAACCTGGCGGTGCCATAGTAC